AAATAAAGCTTGTCAGATTTTAAATGCTGCAATTATTCATAAGCAAGATTTACTTGATTGCAAAGCAGAACTAATTGAAAAAGGATTATCAACATATGCTAAGCTTTAGAGATTATTTAAAAGAAGAAAAACTAACAGGCTTCTTAGATACAAGAGAGGCAGTTAAACAATACATGCAGGATAATTTTTCACTCATTTCATATTCATTTAATGATTATGAAGATGATCCTGATATTGTAGAAGTTAATTTAGAGTTAACTCCACGAATAACTTTTACAAATGAACATTTACGTAAAACTGGCAGCCAATATCATCTTCCATTTAAAATTGGAGAAATTACTAATTTAGTTATTAACGCGCCGAAGTTAAATTCTACTGAAGGTTTTCCAAATTCAGCAGGACGTATTTTAATTTTAGATATGGATTTACACGAGCTGAATCACGATATTGTATTCAATGTTGGTGATTTATGCTTACGCGGCACTTATCTCATAACGTTAACAGGAATTCATAACTCCTGTCCTCATGGAGTTAGTGAGTTAGAATTTCCAAAAGGACTACAGGGAAACGTTTTAGATTTAGCGCGTCTAGATAATCTTGACAGTGTAAGCGTTGCGCCGCATGCAATGCGACTTTCAGATGAAATTTGGAATGAACAAGTTCGTTTGGCGGCCACTATTAATGATTATCTTAGTGAATCTCGTGGTCTTGATTTATTAGAACTAAAAGCTACTCTTATTGATAATGGATTTTCAAAGTATGCCAAGATTTAAAGAATTTTTAAAAGAAGAAACTGAATCACATTACTTTAAAAATAAAGACGCCGTACTAGATTGGTTTAGCGATTATGTTGAAACACTTGAAACTCCTGATATTAAAGTAAATAATAAAGGAGTTTTTTATGTAGCCGATGATTCAATGGATTTTACTCTTAATCCTGGTTGTTCAGTTCCTGTAACTTGGAATGGAAGAAAAGTTTATGGTTTACCAGTTAAAATAGAAGAAGCCCGTGATTTTATTGTTAAAGATGGAAGATTAAATTCAACAGTAGGATTTCCTGATCTTGTAGATAATATTGTCCATTATCCATATGGTTTTCCTTGTGGTTTAACTGAATTTAACGACGCTGTATTTTTTCCGATGTGTAATCTTAAGTTGTCTGGAACTCAAATTAAAACATTAAGAGGTATTCATACTTCTTGTGACGCCGGTCTTGGCGATCTTTGGTTACCATTTGAACTTGACGGCCCGGTTCTTGACATTACAAAGCTTGAAGGTCTTAATATGGTAAGAATCGATAAAAAAATTCATCCGGCTCATTCAGATTATTTTAGATACAAGACACTTACTGAAACTATAAATCTTGTTCTTGAAGACGGTTTTGACGCGCTTGATTTAAAAGCTGCGCTTATTGAAAAAGGATTAAGTCAATATGCGAAGTTTTAAGCAATTTTTAGCTGATGAAGAAGTCGACAGTTGCTTTTTAACATTTGTAATGCAATTCAGCAAGCTTTATAATTCGCCTGAAGACTCAGAAGCGGAACGAATTGTTAGAGAAGCGTTTGAGCCTGTTTTTTCAAAGTATCACATTGAAAAAATGATTCCTTCTAAAGTAAACAAGCTTGGCGGCTTTTATTCTATAGTGCTTGTGATAGCTGAAGGGGCTCATTTAAATGTAAAAGATTTAGTTAATGAATTGACATTGTTGTATAAAGAAAAAATTGGTTCATATTCAGTTTTTGAACCTAACCCCTGGGCCGCTAGTTTGTATGTTAATCTTCCAACGTCATCAGTGTTTGATTGTGATTTTGAAGCTTTTATTACTCGTGTTAATAATAAAACTGCTAAAAATATTCACAAAACACTTTTGAATCTTGAACATCTAATGTTTCAAGATTCACTTTTTAATGGTCCGGTACTTGGAACGATGTTAATGCCGCATCTTAAAAGCGTTGGTCTTGAATTTCATTTAGAGCCGCCTGATTGGATCAAAATAATTAATGCGCAGCTTAAAGGCGATCGTGATTTGCTTGAGTGCAAGACACAACTAATTGAGGCTGGCTACGCTGAAATGGCTAAAATTTAAGCAAGTAATATTTATTCAATCTCAATAAAATCTCAAAATCATCAACCTTTAGAAATAAGCAAAAAATTAAAGTAGCTGATAAATAGCTTTAACACTTTACTTACGTGTTTAAAGGAGAAAAAATTTATGGCTACTCTCTCACAGATTGGCATTCCAGCTTCTGGAAATGGTATTTTAGCACCAAAAATTAAGAATCGCTTTCAAGTTCGCTTTGTTGGTATTGCAAGGGCACTTGGTGGAAATGGACGTGACTTAACCGCGCAGGTAACCACATTTACCCGCCCACAACTTGATTTTGAAGAAATTGAATTAAACCGCTACAACAGCCGCGCGTATGTTGCTGGTAAGCATACTTGGTCTGAAACAACTCTTACTGTTGAGGATGACATTACAGGTCGTGCAGCGTATGTTGTTCAAGGTCAGCTTGAAACTCAGCAGCGCTTGATTGGCGCAGACTCAACTAATGGTCAGTGGTTGAACGCAACCCCAACGGCTTCTGGTTACAAGTTTGCAACCAAGGTTGAACAGCTTGACGGTAATGAGTTCCCTGTTGAAACTTGGATTATTGAGGGCTGTTGGATCAAGTCAGTTGACTGGGGTGATCTTGATTATCAAGCATCTGAAGCAAATACGATTCAGCTTACTATTCGTTACGACCATGCACGTCAAGAACTTACAGGTCAGGGTTATGGAACGGCCATTGGAGGCACGTTATAAGTCCAACCATAAACATCCTGTCCGCAATCATAAACGCGGTACGCTTTTACAGCTACCGCGTTTTCTTCTTCTGATAAATTTTTATTGTATTGAATATCAAAATTTTTATTAAAGTTTTTTTCTTGAAATGCAATTCGTGATATTCTAAGTAATTGTCCTTCTTTATAATAAGAGTACCCTATTTTTGATGTACGTAAATAGGTAAAACCGATTTTTTCATAAAAAGAACTAATAAAGCCCCACGTTTTATCTCTATATGTTATTATAGATTGAGGATTAAGATTTTTTTTAAAAAACGCCAGTAATTTACCGGCACCACCAATCACATTTCCATTTGAACAATATCTTAGTAATTCCCATTCATAAGATTTATCATATCGTGGTTTTCCAAAAGTCATAACAGCGATAAGATTTTCATTATTAAATAAGCCCAAATTTATTTTTGCTGGAATAAAACCTTGTATATGATGTTGTTCTAAAAAATCTTTAGACGTTTTTATTATTTTTACTGTGCAATTTCGCGCAAACATTCTATTTGATTTATCTAATAGACTTTTTATTCTATTTTTACAAATTTCATTTTTTGAAATCCAGTCATCTTCAAAAATATGAAATAGTTGAATATAATTTTCATTACATAAAAACGATTTATTGAAATGATATGCAGGGTCAATTCCTTTTTTTGTTGAATGCCAATACAGCCCATTAAATTCAAATGCTATATTTTTTTTCGGTAAAAATATATCTAATTGGTATGGTTTTATAATCTGTTTTGAATCAATTATGATTTCATCATCGAACTGTTTTATCCATTCACAAATTTCATTTTGTAGTTTTGTTTTAGGATTAGAATAACAAGTTGGACAAGTTGGAATATTATTTGCTGATAATCTAGATATTTTAAAAGTCGTCTGACAGTCTTTGTGCTTAATTAGATTTATACGACCATTTTCAAACGTTTTTATTATTTCAAAGTTGAAAATTTTTAATTTTTCTATTATTTCATTTAATCGTTTTTGATATCTATTAGTGTAAAATTGCTTTGATTGAAAAATTGTAGGAGCACCGTATTTGGTCATACAGGTTTGACGTTTTTTAAATTCTGCTTCTACTTTATCTCTGCTATTTGCTGCCTCTTTCATTTTTTGTTTTTGCTCTAAGGTCCTTTTGCTACCTAAATTTTTATTAGGTGTATTTTTTTCCTTGATTGTCAATAGTCTCTTTTTTGTACATTCAGGATCTTTCATTTGACAGGACACGGAGCAATATGTGCCAACATATCCTAATTTAAAAACACTAAATGTTAAATAACCAGTTTGACAAATTTTACATTTAGGAGGTTCAATAACATTATTCAAAATTCTAAAAATTTTTTCACTTAACGAGCGCGATTTAAACGTAAAACTTTCTTCAATTATTTCAACATATTCAGCTATTTCCACGTTTTTAGGATTTTTTAGAATTGCTGCAGCATTTTTGTTGAGATTACCGTTTTTTAAGACAATTAATTGTTTTAATTTTTCTAACATAGAATTACTTTAAAATCAAAATAAATATATTTTATCAACATTTCATTTGGTTGTACATTGAAATAAATAGATCATATTATTTTAGGAGAATTTTATGTCTCTAGATTTTTCAGGAATTGTAGGTGGTACCGGTATTGATCTTGAACGAACAGCAGCTGCTGTTTTTGGTCAAGCGGTTGATATTTACGCTAATCAGCAAATAAATCGAATTTTTAGCGGGCCGACGTCTGGTGAAATAACGTCACATTCTAGACCACCATATGGATTATGGGATCCAGCTTCTTACGCTGAGGATCTTGTTGCGTTTCAACCAAAACACCGCTTTCTTTTTAAGGTGATGTTTGATGTTGAACCTCAGTATCTAAATCTTTTTAAGAACCATTCTGGACAATCAGCTTTCCAATATATGGTTAAATCTATTCAACGTCCTACAATAACGTATGAATATGAAGACGTTAACTTTTACAACTTTCGTACAAAGTTTTTAAAGTCAATAAAGCACGGTGAACTTCAGTTAACATTAATTGACGATATTCAAAATACGCTTCACGTATTTTTAGGTGAATATATTAGAGCGTTTTCTCCAATCAATCGTTCGGCCGCCCCCGCTAGTCCAATAATGTATGATACTGCTGGTTTTAACTTCACGGATCCTGCAGGCGTCGGGCAAGTAGATTCATCAGTACGCGGCGTATTAAAGAAAGCTAATTCTGATAATTCAATTAACCCACTCAAGTCAATAAAGATTATTCAGTTCTTTGGTCACGCAGCATGGTATAATACATTTACGCTAATTAATCCACGCGTTACATCAATCAATTATGATGACGCATCTCATGAAGGTGGCGATCCTGGAAATCACGTAACTCTTAACTTTGATTATGACGCGCTCTATCTTGATCAAACTGTTGACTTTATCGGAGCTCCTCCGTACCCAGCCCCAAAGTCAGACATTTACGGATCAATAAATGATAGAACAATAAAAGCAGCATCGTTTAATGATAGCTTTGATCCAGCCACTGGCAGACAAACAAGCGGTTTTGGTGTTGCACAAAGTGTTTTAGGTACTTTGCTTGGAAACGTTGGCTCAAGAATAGCGTCAAATGCAATTCAGCGAGTTACTCAAGGAGTGCTTGGGTCAAGCAATCCAATGATTGCAGGTGTGCTTGGAAATCTTGGTTATGGTGTTTCAAGTCAAGTAGGTGATATGGCTCGCCGAACAATCGGTAATACAGTGAACGGCGTTAGTCCTGGATTTATAGCGCCAAATCGTCCAGCTGTTATTGACAATAGTTCAATCAATCAAACAACTACACAACGTTACAATAATTTATTCTAATGAGCACAAAAACTACAATTCTTCCGTTAGAGCAAACCTTTAATATTGAAGCTGGCTCAACGCGCGCTTTACAAAACGTTTTAGAAGAAGATGATCAGATGATGGCGATATCACAAGCGACTGCAAATGAAGTCGCTCCTTATCAGGACGATGCTGAAGATAAAGAAATTGCAGAGCAAATTAAAACAATTTATGACGCTGCAATGGACGCCTTCGATAACCAAACACAACTTGTTGAAGTTGTTGAGCCACGATACGCCGCCCGACTTGGTGAAATCGCTAATCAAAGTTTAAATACGGCTTTAAATGCAGTTGCTCTTCGTTCTAAAAATAAGAATGAAAAGCGAAAAACTGCAGCATTTGTGCCTTTTGCTAATCAAAGCAATCAAACTAACATTGTAATGGCAAGTCGAAATGATTTGCTTAAAATGATTAAGGACAGAAAGGAAGTAATAATCGATGCAGAATAAATCGTTAAAGCAATTTCTATGTGAAGATGAAAATTTAACTCTTGAGAGGGGTGTTGAAGTTTTGCAAATGCTTTTTGGTGATCAATTTGTTATTGACGGTGATAGAGTCAACTCTACTCAAAGTTTATCATTGAATTTTTCACATAAACGCTGGTTCAAAGGAACACACATGCCTGTAAAATTTGGCAAAATTCAAGGTAATTTTAATGTAACAAATATGGATTTTAATTACAATAAAGAACTACCAATTTACGTTAAAGGAAATTGTTATCTCACTAGTAATGGATTTAAAACCATTGAGCATTTTCCTGAGTATATAGGCGCAATTCTTTCAATTTACGATAATCCAGAAATAAAAACGTATTCTAACATTCACAAACACGTAAAATATTGTGGAAAGGGAATAGTAATTGATCCTCTTCACTGCCCATATCTTGGTTTTCTTTTAGTTAAAGATAACTTATCAATTTTTAACATCAAATCATATTTAACTTTTGATATTTCAGTAGTAATGGGCGACCCTCATAATGAAGAAGCTTTTCAAGCAAAGCAAATCATTAACGATTACAAAGTTAAAAACGGCGATTTACTTGATTGCAAAGCTGAATTAATAGAACAAGGACTTACAGAGTTTGCGAAAATATAATATCTATCGATAATCTTATTCAGATTAGCTCATAAATAAATGAAAGACTACAACTTTCAAAATTTATGGCAAATCAATATATTAAAAGAGCTTTCGCAGAAAGCGAATATACGTACAATGAAGTTCTTGAACTCGAACGTTGTACAAATGATCCAATCTACTTCATAGAAAAATACGTAAAGGTTCAGCACCCAACACGAGGACCTGTCCCATTTATTCTGTATGACTACCAGAGACACATGATCGATGTCATACATAACAATAAAGACTCGATTATCTTGTGTTCCAGACAGCTTGGTAAGACCACGGTAGTAGCAATCTATCTACTTTGGTTAACCACATTTTTTGAGGACAAGCTTGCTATTATTGCATCAAAGGCAAACAGTCACGCGATTGAAATTATGTCTCGCATTAAGTTTGCTTATGAGGAACTTCCGCACTGGTTAAAAGCAGGTTGCAAATATTACAATCGTCACAGCATTGAATTTGATAACGGCTCAATCATAAAGTCAGAAGCAACAACTGAAAAAACAGGTCGAGGCAGTTCGCCATCAATTTTGTTCCTTGACGAAATTGCATTTATTTCTCATAAAATTCAGGAAGAGCTTTGGGCGTCATTAACACCATCTCTTTCTACTGGTGGTAAATTTATTCTCACCTCAACACCAAACGGAGACTCTGATCTTTACGCGACTCTCTGGCGCGGCGCAATGGCTGGTACAAACAATTTTAAGCCGTTTAAAGCGCTATTTCACCAGCACCCTGAGCGTGGTCCAGAATCTGGTTACTATGAAGAAATGAAAGGTAAGCTTGGTGAGATTAAGACTCGACAGGAATTAGACTGTTGCATTGGTGAAACTGAAGTAACAGTTGAAAATAAAAATAAAATACAAAATATTTCAATAGAAAAATTATTTGAACTTTTATGACAAACATAAATCATAGACAAATTTGGCAAAATAATTTCGGTTCAATACCAATTGATGAATATGGCAGAAGCTATGAAATTCATCATATAAATGGCAATCATTTTGATAATTCAATTGAAAATTTAAAATGCGTTTCAATTGATGAACATTTTCAAATTCATTTAAGTCAAGGAGATTTTGGTGCGTGTTTTTTAATTGCTCGCAGAATGGGATTATCATCTGAAGAATTAAGCAATTTGCAAAAAGGAAATAAATTATCTGAAATTACAAAAGCTAAAATTTCAATAGCGCATAAAAGGGGACATTTTGAAGGTAAAATTAAATCATGGAATGAAGGATTTAAAGGGTATAAATTGAAGCTAAAAATTCAACGAAAAGGAAAACGTTTTTCTTCAAAAATATCAGAAGAAGATGTTATCAAAATTAAAAATGATTTTATTGAATGGAAAAAAACTCAGCCTAACAAATTACCATTTAAACTTTCACATGAAAAAGCTTTTGCACGTTTAATAAAACCAAAATTCCCGTTATTAAAAACAGACGTAACTATAGTTAATATTCTTAAAGGCAAATCATGGAAACCAGAGATTTTGAATATAAACCCAATTTAAAAAAGTTAAAAATTAAAACCTTATTTGGAATGAAATCATTTGATGGAATAAGAAAAATACTTAAAAAAGGTTTAATTGAAATTCAGACACACCATTTTAATTTAAAATGTTCATTGACCCATAAAGTTTTAACTGAACGAAATTGGATTTCTGCAGA